GGGTCTCGGTGACCTGCGGAAACGCTTAGCGATCGGTGCTCTCGGCACACTGTGCCGCTGTGCCAAAACAGTGTTTCCGCAGGTCAACCGCGGTTTGGTGGTGTGCCAGCGGGTGTGCCGCTGGCACGGTCCCGGCACATCTTCCCCGAGGGTGTGCCGGGCGCTGTGCCGCTAGTACCCGAGTGCCTTGCGAACCGGCGTGAGCCACTTGCCCGCGTGCCCGATGGACTTGCCGGTAGCCGCCGCGATCCACTTCTGCTGGGGCAACATACCCGTGGTGACCACGAATTCCTTCATGCACGCCTTGGCCTCCGCAGGGATGTCTTGAGCGTCGATCGCTGCGAGCACATCATCCTTCTTGGGCGCATTCTCGGTGCGCTTAGGCGCGCGCACCTCTTCCGATGCGTGCGCGTCCTCGGTGAGTGCGCGCGCGTCGTCGGGAACATGCGCGCTCACTTCAAGTGCGCGCGCGGGAGGCGCGCTCACCGGGCGCACTGCGCGCGCGCTGTGCGTGCGCGCGCTCATCGATGCGCGCTCATTCCAGGGGTTCATGTGCGCAACCGCTTCAGGAGCGAGCGCGCGCGCACCGACGTAGCGCGCGGCGATGCGCGTCTGGATGCGTGCGCGCACTTCCGGCGTGAGGATGCCGAGCGCATCCGCGCGCGCCCATGCGCGATCGTATGCGCGCTTGTAGAACGCGCGCGTGATCTTGGGTCCGACGTTCGCAGCGTATGCCGTGTTGACAATGAGCGTGATAAGCCGTTCGGTAAGCACCGCGCTCGCGTCCTGCGATGTCGCCCTGCCGCGCTTCAAACGCCACCAGACGACCAGAGCGGACGGCTTATGCGGCCTGCCGAAGGTGATGACCACGTGCCACGCGACGGCCGCGAGGAGCGGCCACAGCGCGAAGATAGGGCTGCCGCCACCCCACCAGGCGATAGTGCCCATAAGGCTCGCCATGGTCCACACACCGGCTTCGTACCGATTGAACCCGTCACCCTTGGTTATGTGCCGCAGGGACAGCGCTCCGAGGATCGCAAGCCACGCTTCAAAGACGATCACGGCTGAGATCGCGGCGTCAACGGAGGTGAGTCCGATGCGCTGAATNGCGGTGATCGTGGCGTGCGCACTCAGGTTCGTTGCGGCGAGCGCGACGAGCGCGACAGCGCTCAAGAGTGCGACGCGCAAGCGCGCGTCTGCGCGCGCGCCTGATGCGCGCGCATCCGCTTTTCGCTGCGCGCGTGCTTCCCACTCGGGGCGCTTGATGTCCGCCCACGCGCGTGCGCGCTCCGATGCGCGTGCGCGCGCACCCTGCGACGTGCGCCAGAGGATAAGCGCGAGCATGAGCGCGCTGAGCGCGCACGCGCTCACGATCGCGCCTTCGGGGGTTGACGTGAAATCTTCCATCATGAATCCTTCATCTTGGGGGGACTCCCACCATAGCACGAAAGAAAGCGGGCACCCAAGGGGTACCCGCTTCGCGTTTGATTTCCCTACTGGAAGTCTTTGTGTTTGATCTTGACCATGATCCGTTCACCAGATCGGGAGAGCAGCCCTTCGGGAGCAACACCCACCAGGCCCTCGGCCTTGGCGTCGTTCCAGTCGGAACCAACACCGGCCTTCACGAAGTCGATCGCTTCGGAGATCGGAGCCGTGAGCTTCAACGGCACGTACTCGATACCCATCTTGTTCGCTACGTCGACAACATCCTGACGCTTGAGCCAGAACTGCCCAATCCGAACGTCGAAGAGTGCGAAACCCTGGTCTGGTCGGTAGATACCTCCCGACTGGATACCAGCCCCGAAGCCCTCACCGTAGAGAGTGACCTCTGTGTCGTTGAAAGTCTGCTCGAAGATCTCTTCCGTGAAGAGGACTCGCAGCACCTCAACGAGCTTCGCGGGGATCTGAGCATTGTCGGTGCGGCCACCGAAGGCGACTCTGTGTCCATCCCAGTGAACGCGAATGTTCGTCCCGTCAATCTTTTCAGTCCAGGTCCAGTCCAGGTTAGCCAGTGCCTCAAGCTCAGGAGAAGTCCACTTGCCGACGATGAGCCGGTTACGGTCGGGACCTTCGGTGTGCCGCTTGAACGGGCCAGGAATTTTAGGGTACGTCTGCATCATCCCTCTTTCTGTCTTTGGCATCTACCGTGCCCCTCGGTGGATTCGAACCACCTGGCTCAGGGATCTTTTCCCCTGCTTGACCAGTAGGGCGCGTCCGCCCGGGGCTTGTGCCGGACCGAAGTCCGGACTTGATCTTACTTGTCTTCGCCGGAGGTTTGCAAGTCGATGTCCGGGACGATCGTCTCAGGCCGGAAGATGATCCGGTGATGGTACGGGTCGACGCCTTCGGCTTCGATCTGCTCGGCGAAGTACGACACGTTGTCGCTTAGGCCGAGAAAGTGTTTCTCATACATCTCGTCGCCGACCTTGCACGTGACTTCGAGTTGATTGCCTTCGTCTTCGATTGAGCAGTATCCTTCGATGCTCAGAAGGTACGTGTCCGTAATCCCGTTGAAGAACACGACACGCCGCAGCACTTCGAAATTGTCGGCGGCCGTCGACAGGTTGTCTGACACGGTGGTTGCTTCGTCGGTGCACGCCGTGAGCGTGATCCCAAGCGTTGCAGCACCGGCAGCGGCCAGAATCATCTTGACTGAGTTTCGCATACGCATCCTTTGATCGTGATCGTTGTTCTTTCTTGCTGATGTTCCAATCCTAACAGGTGCCCCCGAGGCCGTCAACCCCGGGGTTCCCCTAAGCGTTTCCGCAGGTCAGACCAGGTACCACAGNTACTTGGTGCCTTCGANGTTCTCCATNCGAACCTTCCCGTCACTCTGGAGCTTGCGAAGCGAAGAGTACACGTTCGCCTCCTTCGCCTGGAGTTCCGTAGCGAGCTGCGCTCGCGACAGCCCTTCGGGGTTCTCGGCAAGAAGCTGGAGAATCGTCGCGTTCCGCTTGGCGACAGCCGCGGACATCGGACGGCCGCGCTTGGGCTCCGGCTCGGCCTCGGCTTCGGCCTCGGCTTCGGCCTCGGCTTCGGCCTCGGCTTCGGGCTCCAAATCAGTTCCAGACCCCCCTTGAATCTCGTCCGATGTCTCCAGCTCGTCAGGTGCATCCGCGTGAATGAGAGCAGCCGCCAGCGCCGCCGCAGCCTTCAGCGCTTCGAGATCAGGCTTCGGCTCGGCCACGGGCGTTGGGGTCGCGCGAGGCGCGGCCTTGGGTTTCTCCTCGGCCTTGCGCTGCAAGTCGGCCCGCTTCGCGAAGGCGTTCTTTTTCTGACGGTTTGTTGCCACGTACACGAGTTTACCTCCAAAGAGTGAAAGGGGCTCCCAGTCGGAAGCCCCTTGGGTGTTCTAGAAACCGGGGTCGATCGTGCTGCCACCGGTCATGGCGGGAGCGCCACCGCCCACGGGCGGGAACTCGGTAACCGCGATCGCGCCGTCACGCGGTGGCTTGAGTTCCCATGCGACTTCGACCTGCGGATTTCCGTCCCGGTCAGTCTTGACCGCGTTGTTCATTCCGGGCCGGTTGTCATGGGCTTCCTGCGTCTTGACAGTGACCGTCTTGCCGATGATCGCACGGGCGATCTGGTCGAGCGTCGGTCGCATCTGCACCAATGCCTCGTCCGTGATGCCGAGCGCCTTCATGCTCTTCATGAACAGGCTGGCGTTGTTCTCGGTCATGTAGATCCGGTGATGGAACGTGGTGGGGCGCTTGCCCGCGTGCTCACCTTCGGTGATCTTGAGACGCACCTCGATCTGGGGGGTCTTCTTCTGGCTGGACTCGCCAGCTTCGGCGGCCTCGATGCGCACCTGGTAGTTGCCGATCGGCGCGACCTCGGTAACGCCGCTTTCCTTGGCCTTCGCGACCAAGACATCCCACGGGACAGTAGTCATGTTCGTTGTTCCTTACTCCGGCACGAAACCGGGGAAGATTTGGCCCATCATCTCGGTNATGTTGGGGTTTTCGATGGTGTTCGTCGTGAACCGGTCTTCNAAGTGCGAACCGGTGATGTAGCTCGGATTGGGCTTGACGAGCAGGGAGCGCACGAACGGGCTGTCAGCGGCAATGATGCCGTCAGCGTTCGGTACTTGCCTCACCTTGAGACAAGCCGTCGTGTTCATCCAGTACGCAATGCCGTCTCGCAGCGCACCTTCCATGTTCGGGACGTATTTTCCGTCTTGAGCGCGCAGCTTGCCTTCGGAAGTGAACAGTGCAACCCGAAGCGGGTTCCGAACATCCTTCACTAGATCCTTGACACGCTGGATTTTCTCCTTCATGCGGTTGAGGAGCTGGCCCCAGTCCGAATATTGTTGATTTTCGGACTGAAATCCCGAAATAGCCTCTTTGCACCGCGTCTGGAGCTGCGTCACCGAGTCGACCACGATCGACTGGAACGGGTGATCAGTCATGAGAATCCAGTTGATCACTTGTTCAACGGTCTCCCACCGGAGCACGTCGACCACGCAGATGTCCCATGTCCCGTCAGCCTTGGGCGGTGCTTCGTTCGGATTCCACCACACGACACGGTAGGGCTGTTCCGGGTTGTTGGGGTTCTTACGTCCTTGGAACGCGTTCCAACTGCCTTCNGCGTCGAGAACGAGTTTCGTTCCAGGGCACGTGGCCCCAAGCGAAGACTTGCCGACCTTGGTTTCGGCGTACACGAGAAANGTNGCGTTGTGACGTGGGTTTCTGTCTTCGGTCATTGCATCCTTCCTCTTTGTCTAGGTCTGAATTATATCATGTGGCGTATCGGGCAAGTGGATCACGCTCGTTGAACTCCTCCCTTACCATGTCCTCCGCACGAGAACCGTCATCGAACATCGGGCACAGCGTGAAGAACTGGCACTTCCAAGAGCACGAGTCATCGGGGCTCGGCTC